CAACAGCATGGAGGGCTGGGTCATAGCCCCGACTGCATAATAGCGTCTTGACAGTTTTTGTCAATGGGATTACCCTACTCAATAACTTCCTTCTATGGGCAAAAGAATGAGTGATGTTTCCGTCAAGAGAGGTCGTGGTCGACCTAAGAAAACAATTGGTCAGATGACTGTAAAAGACTTGTCTAAACAGAAGCAAGACTTACTACCAGTTACTGAAGGGCAAAGACTCAAAGCCCTGAAAAACATCCTCCTCAACTCTGCTGGCACAAATGTCGTCCATAAAGCGATTGAAATCGCTATGAATGATGAACACCCTGCCCAAGCCTCTATGATTAAACTACTGATGGACAGAACACTGCCTGTCAGTATGTTTGAGAAAGAAAAGAACCAAAGAAGTGCCGTGACTATCAATATCACAGGCATTGGGGATAACCCCATATCCATAGGCTCACCTGATGAGCCTGAGTCTGAAATCATTGATGTCGAGGATAAGAATGGCTGATTTACAGTTCAAGTTACTTCCTTGGCAGCAAACTGTCTTTGGTGACAAAACCCGCTTCAAAGTCGTAGCCGCTGGTCGGCGTTGTGGTAAATCCCGCCTTGCCGCCACTAGCCTGATCATTGAAGGTTTGCGCTGTCCTGCTGGCTCAGCAGTCATGTATGTGGCTCCTACCAACGGTCAGGCTCGTCAGATCATTTGGGATGTGTTGCTGGAGATTGGGCGTGAAGTCATTGCTGGTAGCCATGTGAATAACCAAGACATCACCCTGATCAACGGGGCAAAAATCTATGTCCGTGGGGCTGATAGACCAGATACGCTTCGTGGCGTGAGCCTGACATTCGTGGTTTTAGACGAAGTGGCTGATATTAAGCCTGAAGCCTGGGAACAAGTCATCCGAGCCGCCCTGTCAGACAAAAAAGGCAGGGGACTGTTCATTGGTACGCCAAAGGGCAGAAACTGGTTCTACGATATGTACAAACTTGGCTTGGAAGAGGAAGACCCAGAATGGAAATCTTGGCACTTCACTACGGCTGATAACCCTCTGATCGACCCAAAAGAGATCGAAAATGCCAAGAAAACTATGTCAACCTTTGCCTTCAACCAAGAATACAAGGCGAGCTTCAACAATGCTGGAGCCGATGTTTTCAAAGAAGAATGGCTGAAATACGGGGTTGAGCCTCAATATGGCAGTTACTACATAGCCTGTGACTTGGCTGGCTTTGAAGAAGTGGCTAGAGCCGCTGCGAACGCCAAAATCAAGCTAGATGAGTCTGCCATAGCAGTTGTCAAAGTCACAGATGATGGCGTTTGGTTCGTCAAAGAGATTGTCCACGGACGCTGGGACATCCAAGAAACTGCCACTAAGATTCTGATTGCCATTCGGGAATATAGGCCACTGGCAGTAGGCATTGAGCGTGGAGCACTGAAAAACGCTGTAATGCCCTATTTGTCAGACATGATGCGTAAAAACAACTGTTTTGCCCATATCCACGATTTGACACATGGAAATAAGAAAAAAGCAGACAGGATAATTTGGGCATTGCAAGGGCGGTTTGAACATGGCAGAATTGTGCTAAATTCTGAGGAAGACTGGGACGAGTTTATAGACCAACTATTGCTTTTCCCATCAAAGGGGGTGCATGATGACTTGCCTGATGCACTTTCTTACATAGATCAGATGAATGTCACAACCTACTTTGAAGGCGACAACGAAGACGATTGGGAGCCAGTCGACATAATTTCGGGGGTGTGATGGAAGAAAACCAGTTTGACCAGCCTAGCGACTCAGACAAAGAGATAGTCAGCTTTGTTGTTGACCATTGTGACCGCTGGAGAGACTGGCGAGACACCAACTATTTGACGCTTTGGGAGCGTTACGAGCGTATCTTCCGAGGCGAATGGGCTGCTGAAGACAAAACCAGAGAGTCTGAGCGTAGCCGCATAGTCACCCCCGCTACCCAACAAGCCGTAGAAACCCGCCATGCCGAGATCATGGAAGCCATCTTTGGTCAGGGTGAGTTCTTTGACATCCAAGATGATGTGCGTGATGTCAATGGAACTCCGCTAGATGTTGGCTTGATCAAGGCTCAACTGATGGAAGACTTCAAGCGGGACAAAATCCGCAAGTCTATCGATCAGATTGAGCTGATGGCTGAAATCTATGGCACTGGCATTGGCGAGATCATCGTCACCACCGAGAAAGAGTTTGTTCCTGCCACGCAACCAATCCCTGGTCAGACAGGACAAGCCGCAATTGGCGTGATTGAGAAAGACCGCATTGCAGTCAAAATCAATCCCATCAACCCTAAGAACTTCCTATTTGACCCTAATGGAGCATCAATTGATGAGTGCATGGGTGTTGCCATCGAAAAGTATGTTTCTATCCACAAGGTTGTTGAGGGTCAGGAAAAGGGTATCTATCGCAAAGTGGAACTTGGGCTGGATTCACTAGACGATAGGCTGGAACCCACTCAAGAACTGACTCAGTACCAAGACGACAAGGTGAAGTTGCTCACCTACTATGGTCTGGTTCCCCGTGAGTATCTGGAACAACTGGAAAACAATGGGGCAGAAGTTGTTGACTTGTTCCCTGAAGACAGCATTCAAGACGAGTATTCTGACCTTGTTGAAGCCATCGTTGTGATTGCCAACGATTCTGTTTTACTCAAGGCGCAGAAGAATCCTTACATGATGCAAGACCGTCCTGTGATTGCCTATCAGGACGACACTGTTCCAAATCGGCTGCTTGGTCGTGGTACTGTTGAGAAGGCTTACAACAGCCAAATGGCAATTGATGCCCAAGTTCGCACACACCTTGACTCTTTGGCGCTGACTACCAGCCCGATGATGGCAATGGATGCCACTCGACTGCCCCGTGGTGCTAAGTTTGAGGTTCGACCTGGCAAGGCCATCTTGACCAACGGAAATCCCAACGAAATCCTGTTCCCATTCAAGTTTGGCAACACGGATTCTGGGAATATCACGACTGCTCAGGCATTTGAGAAGATGCTGTTACAGGCGACTGGCACTTTGGATTCTCAGGGCATGGTCAGCCAAGTATCTCGTGATGCTGGAAATGGCGGTATCAGCATGGCTGTTGCCTCCATCATCAAGAAGTACAAGCGCACTTTGGTGAACTTCCAAGAAGACTTCTTGATTCCGTTCATCCAGAAGGCGACTTACCGCTATATGCAGTTTGACCCTGAGCGTTATCCCACTGTGGACATGACATTCATTCCGACTGCTACCTTGGGAATCATTGCTCGTGAGTACGAACAACAGCAGTTCATCTCTTTGTTGCAGACTCTTGGCCCGAATACCCCTGTTTTGCCATTGATTCTGAAGGGAATCTTGAACAATTCCAGCCTGTCTAACCGCTATGAGTTGATGGCTGCTCTTGATCAGATGTCTCAGCCCAATCCTGAAGTTCAACAGATGGCTCAACAGCGTGCTATGTTGGAGATGCAGGCTCTGCAAGCCCAAGCCTTGGTCAATGCAACTCAGGCAGAACGCAATCGTGCAGAAGCCAGTCAGACAATGGTTGAAACTCAGCTTCTACCTGCTGAAATACAAGCCAAAACATTGGCGGCAACGACTCAAAATCTGCCAAATCAGCCAGACAAAGCGCAACAAGAATTTGATCGTCGAGCAAAATTAGCTGAGTTGATGCTTAAAGAAGCTGACATCAAGAACAAGTCTAAGATTGTTGAGATGCAGATGGCTGAGAAGAGCCAAAAGATGGTTAAAATTGAAGACGAGTTCTTGAAGCAACTTGTTGAGGGGCTGAAGTAATGGACATCAATGATCTTGAATCCAAGTTGGGTATTCAAGGCTTGTCCGATGAAGACAAGTTGCAATTAGCGTCCAAAATACAAGAAAACATTGCCAAAAAACGAGCAGAACAAGCCACTACTAGCCTTGGCGAACATACTAAGCTAGTCATTCGTGCCATCAAAAAGATCGAAGAAGACCTAGTTTCTAGGTTTGAGAGTCTGAATGGCAAGATTTCTGCAAAAGCCGCATCTTTAAAGGATGGCGCACCAGGCAAAGATGGTCGTCATGGCAAAGATGGAAGAGATGGCAAAGATGGTCGTCCTGGTCGTGATGGAATTGGTATTCAAGGCCCAGCAGGGCGAGATGGAGTCCCAGGAAAAGACGGAATTGATGGCGTTTCTGTCACCGCCGCAAAAATTGACTTTGATGGCTCATTGATTATCACGCTATCTGATGGTCGTGAGATCAATGCTGGCGAGGTTGTTCCATTAGACCTTGCAGAACGCATCAAAGTTATCACAAATGGTGGTGGCACATCTCAGTATGTTCTTGATACGCTGACATCATTGCAACAGCAGATTGATGCAATCTCTGGCGGCGGGTTGTCATACCAAGGCACATGGAACGCCAATACAAACACGCCTACACTGACTTCTAGCACTGGTACAAATGGTTATTACTATGTTGTTTCTGTGGCTGGAAGCACCAATCTAAACGGCATAACTGATTGGCAAGCTGGCGATTGGGTGATTTTCAATGGCACTGTTTGGCAGAAGATTGATCAAAGCTGGGCTATTGCTGGTGCAAATGACAATATCACCTCAATGACTGGCATAACAGGTGGTGTTTCATCTCCTGATTTTGTTCAGTTTGATACAGGTGCAACAGTCACAAATGCGGCTGGACGGCTCTACTGGGATTCAACCCAAAAAACCCTGACTGTTGGATTGACAACAGATATAGCCGCCGATGTAGGTCAGACGCTGTATGCCTATGTGACCAATGATGAGTCTGTCACGATCAACAAAGGTCAGCCCGTATATATGTATGCGGCTCAAGGAGATCGTGTTTCTGTCAAATTAGCATATAACACTGGTGATGCAACATCGGCTAAGACTCTAGGCATTTGCGCTGAGAACATAGCTGCTGGACAGGCTGGATTAGTGTTATGTCAAGGCGTTCAAGATGGTCTTGATCTATCAGCATATTCGCCTGGAGATACGCTGTATCTTGGAGCAACGGCTGGTACTCTCACGGCTACAAAGCCTTATGCGCCAAACCATTTGGTCTATATTGGTGTTGTTGAAAGAGCTAATGCAGGCAATGGTCGTCTGTATGTTCGAGTGCAAAAA